ACCCGTTACTGGGAATACTACAACCAGGTCGATACAGCTCCTGGTCAGTCAACATGGCAGGGTATCAACGGAAACACATCCGCTAACGATGAAATGCATATCGTCATTGCTGACCAAGATGGTGCTTTCACCTCAAGCCCAGGTGCAATCCTTGAAGTATATAAGGGTGTGTCCCGTGCAATTGATTCAAAGCTAGCAGATGGTTCCACAAACTACTACAAGAATATTCTCAACGAACGTTCTAAGTATGTTTGGTTTGCAAATGACCGTACCGCTGGTGATTCAAATACCGGTATTAATCTTGCTTCAACATCTAACACTCTACCATTTACTCTTTCATTCAGTGGTGGTACAGATATCTCTGAATCAGCAATGAGCTTTGCTGATATTGCAAGAGGTTACGATCTCTTTGCTTCCGCTGACGATGTTGATATCTCGCTTCTAATGACTGGTGGATCCCGTGCGGGTGATGGTACTGTTGGTGAACAGCTAGGTAATTACTTAATCGACAATATTGCTGAAGTACGTAAAGACTGCATTGTATTCGTTTCACCTACTCAGGGTGATGTTGTTAATGCAGGTGTCGATGCTGCTGATAATATTGTTGAGTTTAGAGGTGAATTAAGACCATCCTCATACGCTGTACTTGACTCTGGTTATAAGTATCAGTATGATAAGTACAACGACATTTATCGTTGGATTCCACTAAACGGTGATATTGCGGGTCTATGCGTACGCACTGATAGCGTTCGTGACCCATGGTATTCACCAGCTGGTGTTAACCGCGGCCAGATTAAGAACGTTGTTAAGCTTGCTTTCAATCCTAACTTAGCTCAGCGCGATCTTCTTTATAAGAATGGTATTAATCCAGTTATCTCGCAGCGCGGTGAAGGTGTTATTCTTAACGGTGATAAGACACTTCTAGATAGACCAAGTGCATTCGACCGTATTAACGTACGTCGTCTCTTCATCGTTCTAGAGAAAGCTATTTCAAGATCAGCTAAGTCGTTCTTGTTCGAATTCAATGACGAGTTCACAAGAGCTCAGTTCCGTAATATTGTTGAGCCTTATCTACGCGATATTCAAGGTCGTCGTGGTATCTATGATTTCCGTGTTGTGTGCGACACAACAAACAACACACCTGAAGTTATTGATGCTAATCGCTTTGTCGGAGATATTTACATCAAGCCAGCTCGTTCAATCAACTTCATTCAGCTAAACTTCGTAGCTGTAAGAAGCGGCATTGAGTTCTCTGAGATTGTCGGCTAAGACGGAAATAAATAGAATAGAGGAGAACATTTAAATGGCTTTTAGAATTAGCGATATCAGAGGTGCGTTAAAGGGCGGCGGTGCTCGCCCTACGCTATTCAACGTTGAACTTACAAGTAGATTTGATTCAGAACTAGTACAGTTAACACCGTTCCTAGTACAGTCGACGCAGCTCCCATCATCCACTATCAACCCGATCGATGTGCCGTATTTCGGCCGTAAGATTCGTGTTGCAGGTGATAGAACGTTTGATGCATGGACAGTTACAGTCATGAATGACGAAGACTTTAAGGTTCGTCATTACTTGGAGCGTTGGCACAATTTCATCAACAACCTAAGCAGCAACCTAAATAATACTGGGAGCTCAGCTCCTGAAGAATATAAGTCACAGGCTACTATTAAGCAATATGGTAAGAGCGACGATACACAGCCAATTAGAGAGTATTCTATCTATGGCCTGTTTCCAACTGAGATCTCTACCATTGACCTTGACTGGAATGCTACAGACACTATTGAAACGTTTAGCGTAACATTTGTTTACGATTGGTTTGAAATTACAGGTGGCAACACAGGTATTATTCAGTAATTGACCCTATAAGGATATAGGAAAATATATTATGGCTGAGAATTTTAGTCTATTTGGCTTTGAAATTAAAAAGAAACAACCAGAACCCGTCTCGTTTGCTCCGCAAGTAAACGACGACGGGGCGGTCGTTGTATCTGAAGGTGGCGTGTATGGTACATACGTCGACCTAGATGGCTCTATCAAGACAGAAGCAGAGCTTATTAACAAGTACCGCGAAATGGCGCAGCATCCAGAAGTAGATGCTGCTGTTGACGATATCGTCAACGAAGTTATCACACAAGAACCTGAAGCTAAAGTCATTGAATTAGTTCTTGATGATCTTGAGCAATCAGATAAAATCAAAAAGCTACTCATTACAGAGTTTGATGAAGTACTAAGACTTCTAGAATTCAACGAACTCTCGTACGATGTATTCAGAAGATGGTATGTTGATGGTAGACTATACTACCACGCTATTACAGACGAAGCTAATCCTTCTAACGGCATTATCGAGCTTCGATATATCGATCCTCGCAAGATTCGTAAAATCAAAGAACAGAAGCGTAAGAAAGTCATTGGCAACGTACCAATGAGTCAAACGTCAGGTGAATACTTTATTTACAACGATAAAGGATTTGCCAAGACAGCTGGTAACGCTTCATCTATTCCGAATAACACAATTGGTGGAATTAGAATCGCTAAGGATTCTATTATACATTGTACATCAGGTCTAATGTCGATTAATGGTGACCTAGTACAGTCATATATTCACAAAGCTATTAAGCCGCTCAACCAGTTGAGATCGCTAGAGGACTCGCTGGTTATTTACCGTATTTCACGTGCACCTGAGCGTCGTATCTTCTACATTGACGTTGGTAATCTACCTAAGATGAAAGCTGAGCAGTATCTTCGTGATATTATGACTCGCTTCAAAAACAAGCTAGTGTACGATTCAAAGACTGGTGAAATTCGCGACGATCGTAAGTTCATGACCATGCTTGAGGACTTCTGGCTTCCACGCCGTGAGGGTGGTAAGGGTACAGAAATTACTACTCTACCAGGTGGACAAAACTTAGGACAAATGGACGACGTTGTATATTTCCAACGCAAATTATACAAATCACTTAACGTTCCTATTACGCGACTAGACCCTGAGGTTCAGTTTAACCTTGGCCGTGCGACTGAAATCACGCGCGACGAAGTTAAGTTCGCGAAGTTCATCAATAGGCTTCGCGTTAAGTTTAATACACTATTCTTAAAGATCCTTGAACGCCAACTCATTCTCAAAAATATCATTACACCTGATGAATGGGAAGAGTTTAAGAACAATATTAAGTTCAAATATGCTCAGGATAACTATTACGCTGAGCTAAAAGAGACTGAAATTCTCCGTGATAGAATTACCATGCTTCGCGATATTGACGACTACGCTGGTAAATACTACTCACATCAATGGATTCGTAGACACGTTCTACGTCAGTCTGATGAAGAGATTAAGGAAATTGATGAGCAGATTCAAGAGGAGCAAGATGATCCTCAGTATAACGCTGAACCACCACCAGGTACTGAGGGAGGAGCAGGTGGTGATGGTCAACCAGCCGAAGCGCCACCTTATGAGCCTCAAACAAGTCAATAGGTGAGTTGAATTTAAATATAAATAAAATGTTACATTAAATAAAAGGAAATATTTTATGCCTGAGGTAAATGATTTAATTGGGCTTGCTCTTGATAAGAATCCCGTAGACTTTACGGCCGCGGTTGATGAGATTTTAAGATCAAAAGCCATGGATGCACTTGAAGCAAAGAAGATAGAGCTTGCACAAAGCATCTATGGTACGCCAGAAGATGACGATACATTTGAAGATGAAGTTCAAGCATACGATGATGAAGACGAGAATTTTGACATCGATGATATCGACGACCTAGATGATGAAGAAATTGATTTTGATATTGATCTCGATGACATCGATCTTGACGACCTAGAAGATATCGATACAGACGACGACAATTAAGGAACGATAAATGAAGAAGACTCTCAAAGACTTCATGGAAGTTTACAGACCAAAATCACCAGACGAGCAGAAGTTCGTCGATAAGCACGTGACTGTAAAGCATAAAGACCGTAACGGAAACGGCGATGATGTCTTCAACGCAACAAACGTTAAGACAGATAAGCGCAAAGAAACTCGTCACGGTTATGATTCCGGTGAAGACGAAAAGGTCTACGAAGAACTCGTTGCTGCGTATGCTGAAAAGTACGATATGACTTTTGAAGAGGTTGAGAGCATCATCGAAGAGATTATCGAAGAAGAAGCAGAAGGTCTTGATGAGCTGTCAAAAGATGCTGTTTCAAAATATGCTAACAAAGCATTTGATCAGTCAAACAGCATTATCAAGTCTCGTAACCTAGATCTTCCAAAGAGTGTTAAAAAGTCTGCTGAAGATGCAAAGGAACGTAGACGTAAAGGTATCGTTTCTGCTGGCAAAAGACTTGGCATGGATAAAATGAAGGAAATCTCAAAGTCTTCAGCTGATAGAATTGTATATAACAAGGAAGAAGTAGAAGATCTTGAAGAACTTTCTAGTAAGACTTTGCGCAACGCAGGTGGTGATATGCTCCGTCGTGGATTACAAGCCCACGCTGCTGGAGATAAAAAGACTGCAAACAAGTATCTTGACGCGCACCAACGCGCATCTGCAAAACTCTATCCAGACCAGTATAAGAACTCTCCTCTCAAAGCTAAAGTTAACGCTACAAACGAGGAAGTAGAAGAGGTCGATGAATCATACGATGAGCTACACCGTCTCAAGAATAATATTGAGCGCAACCAAAAGAAGATGAATTCTATTCCAGGTATTCACCCTGAAAAAAAGAGACTAGCTATTCAGATTGAAAAAGATACGAAAAGACATAAAGAGATTTTCAATAAGTATTGGGGTAAGAATGAGTCTGTTGAAGAGATTGACGAAGACACTTTCACCGATGCATCACTAGCTAATCTTCGTGTTATGAAGCACAAGCAGATGATGAAAGAGCTTGAAAAGTCTTCAAAGATTCACCCTCTTATGAAGGTTCGTAGAATCTCTGATGCTAAGAAAAAGCTATCCGCTCTAGAAGCTGACCGCGATCATTTTGCTGCTAAGCATGAAAAGGCTATGGCGAAGAAAAAGAAGATCAAAGAAGAAGTTGAGCTTGATGAAAAGACTCTCACACCAGCTGAGATGAAGAAGCGCGAAGAAATTGCTAAGGCAATGGAGCGTGAAAATCCTGGTATGCCAATGGCAAAGAAGATGGCCATTGCTACAGCTCAGGCTAAGAAGGTTGCTGAAGAGGTCGAAGAGATTGACGAGCTTTCAAAAGATACACTTGATTCATATGCTAGTAAAGCTCTTAAGGATCGTGAAAAGCATCGCATCATGACAGGTGATCAGAAGAATAAATGGAATCAGCGTACTAAAGGTATGACTCGTGCTGCTATGAAATATAGCCAGCAAAAAGAAGAAGTCGAAGAGATTGACGAGATCTCTAAGAGCACTCTCGCATCTTATATCCCTAAAGCAGCTAGATCCGCTACAGGGCTTATTGCTGGTGCAACAGCTGCGGGTATGGTTAACTCTCCATCTTCACACGGCCGTGAAATGGGT